TAGATGTGCGACAAGAAGAACAAAACCCATTCCAAACACAAGACCTTGTTAATGCCACCAAGTTAACTGCAGATTTACGTTCTAAAGCTTATTTAGACAGCATTAGTAAAACACCGGATCGTTATTTCAATGCTGATTTTTATTTTCAACCTTCTGGCGATACAGCAAGGGCAGATGCATATGCCAATCAAGCGAGTACGGTTAGCGCTGACTGGGAGGCGGCCAAAAACGGTGATCCTTACTGGGCACAACAAGCCTATCGTTTTGGTATTGATTTAAACGATAAAGAACAATTTGCTCGCATGCATTTCCAAGTTAAAGGACAAAAACAAGAATATAATTATGACGCTGCGGATGATATTTTAAATGCTTCCAAAGTTACGGATCAAATTTATAACAAAATTCTTCCAGCACTTAAAGAGGAGGTTCTGAAAACAGGAGGGCTTCCTTTTCTTGGTTTTATAACACCCGATGAATTTGCAGATGAAATGCTTGCTGGTTTAGATCCAAATGATAAAAATACCTGGGACGAAGTGTTAAAACGTTATGGTTTGACAGACTTTAAAGGAACCGTTGAAGAATTAAAAGAATATATTAAAAATACTCTTCGCACGGGAACAGCGGAAGAAATTAGAGCACAAATTAAATATTTAAATGAACGCAGACAAAAACCAACTCAACAAAATTTAGGTCTTACATATATTGAAAGACCAGAAGACTACAAAGATAAAATGGCAACTCCTCAAACGGAGTTGTTTAAAACTTTCCAAAGTGCTGGATACCAAGGAACAGAAGATGAGTTTTACACTAAATTTTTCCCTGATTTAGATAGATCTGAACAAACGTTATTAACTAAAGCCGGCTCTAATGAAGCTCTTAAAACTTACAAGTTGGATATGTCTGATCCATTTGCCTCCCTTGGCACTATTGAAAGTTTCTTTGACGAACCAACTGCACCAGCAAAAACAACAAGTAAAACAACTGATACAAGTTCAGATAGTTACTTTAAACTAGGATTAGATACACAAGATGAAGAAGACGGCTATCAAAAGTCTGCTTCCGGTGAAAAAATCCTTGGTGAATTTACCTCCATGTTTAAAGGTTTCTAATGAGTGATAAACACCGCAAAGCTGCAGGTGCAGCCAAAATCGCCAAAGATAAAATGGCGTGCAACAAACCCAAGCGAACCCCTGGTCACCCAACCAAATCACATGTGGTTAAGGCCTGCAAGGGCGGAGAAGAAAAGATTATTCGTTTTGGGCAGCAAGGCGTGGAAGGCGCCGGCAAACATCCTCAAACGGCAAAGGACAAAGCAAGGCGCAAGTCTTATTACGCTCGCCATAACGCCCAGGATCCGCATCCAGATATTATGTCAGCTCGTTACTGGTCCCATCGCGTCAAATGGTGATTGAATTAGAGTGGTGACGCCCAATTCTATTTGACATGGCAAAACCCAAAACCAGTTCTTCCATCAAGGTTGTGTCTAAACCCAAAAAGACACGTCAAGGACAGGGCCAAAACTCATTGCCTAGCCACGGGCGTAAAAAGATGCGCGGCCAAGGTAAGTAAATTGTGTATATTAGGGGTAACAAATGTTGCCCCTATGTTAGATCTTTCTCCTGCAATTGAAATCATCTGCAAATACCAGGGCTTCAATGAACGTGCCTACCCGGATCCAGAGACAGGCGGTGTGCCTTATGCCATTGGTTATGGCACACAATTTTATCCAGACGGTGCGCCGGTAGGGAAAGGGCATCTCTGCACAAAAGAAAAAGCCCTGGAATATTTAGATTTTGAATTGCGTGCTATTGACGCAGACCTTGATACGGTTAATTTAAAACTTGATCCATCAATGCGTCTTGCATTAATTTCTTTTATACATTCCGTTGGTTGGAATTGTTTTTTTTATAGTGAACTGATCGATTGTATTGCCAATGAAAATTGGAGTGGCGTTGCAATGGAAATATCCCGTTGGATTTTTGATTGTCACTATCGAGCCATTGGAAACTTAATTGATCGTCGCAGGGAAGAAATTAATTTATTTTTAGAAGATGTACCCGGAAGCCCCTGCCTTTCTTCTGAAGTACTGTTGACTGCATTTAGAAATTACACTGCGAGCCCCAGGCAAATGAAAGCAGTTCAAAAACTGGAGGACAACGTCAATCCTTATGTGTTAGCTGAATTTGCTAATGATTTTGATCTGTCGGAAGATGGCTGGTTGCAAGACTTCCAAATCGATGAAAATGAAGTATTCGATAACCAATGGGATTAGAATACATTGAGTAACAAAAGATCCATGGAGCGTTCTGTCGAACCAAGGGAATTTGAACTTCCGTTAGAACTTCAATTTTCCATGCGGCGGGCTGAACTACAAGCCCAAGAAATGACATGGGACGAGCTGTATTGCGCCTTACTTAACCTATATCGTCAACGGTTGATGGAATGGCAAGCCGTTAAGGAAATCCTGGAAAGCGAAAATATCAAAATTGAATTTGATATGCCAACCGAAATGGAGTTATTGGAACTTGCCGCCGCCTGTATGACAGACGACGACGATGACGACAACGAACTTCAACCCTTCTGAGCTTCGTCAAACGCAATAAGGTGGTCTAAGTACCACCTTGCTTTTTTTAGTGATTCAATATTCCCTTTAAATCGTTCGCGCCAAATATATTTGACGATGTTGCCCTTCATGTAACCACGAAATTCTTCGGTGGTTAATTGCGCTTCAATTGCTTCGATACATTCAATCGCTCCATCGGTGTAATGAGATGGATGATTAACACCATCTTCTTTAACTACTGGAGCACTTTCAACAACCGCCCAGGGAACAGGGCAAACGCCCCCTGGGCAATCGCTCACGTCCTCTATCGGCTTAAACCACGACGTTTGTTCGATAGGGTCATCTCGGTCGTAGTGCTGGCTGGAGGTAGAACCACGAGTTTGCTCTTTGGCATCGGCAGTGTCCCCGGATACATCCCCGCCTCTTCCACGCTCGGAATGTAACCGGTCTTCCCTGGCCGTTGCATCCCCTCCAAATTCAATGGATTCCGTTCCAGACCTTGTTCGCATGCTGCTAAACCACGATTGTACATATCGTACAACGGGACATCGTTTAGTGCATTGCCAAGAGGTTGTTCAAAATCTTCTTCACTAAGACAACGGCATTTGACCTCGTCTTGTACATAGCTATCTAAAAATCCACCGACGCCGTGCATCATGGTGTTGTACTTATATATCCTCAATTAAAATATTATCATGGCTGATTTATACTCCTCTAATTACGACCCAAGACTGCGCTCTGGTACATCCGGCGCAGAAGTGTCGGACCTAAGGCCTGAACAGGCTTACGATACGGACTTGCGCCGTGTTGCTCCTGAATCCAGAAAAGCTGTTGAATCTGTTAATGATAATCAACAACGGGTTGCTCGCTTCATGAAAGCAGCAAGAACCGCTGGTAAATACAGGCAAAACGCTTTGATTAGTGAACCGACCATTGGTGGTAGGACACCAAGAGGCGAAGCAACAATTAATGGGACAACTGTTCCCAATACGGGAGATCGCTTTGGCCGAGGTGGTGGCACAAACTATGCCAACAAACCTCAGCCACGCTTTGGCCGTCCTTTTTAAGCCTTAGAAAAAACCACTTCTTTTTGTTGGTTTTGATATTTACCTTTACGATCTTGATAGGTCGTTTCACAGGGTTTACCGCGATAGAACAACAATTGGGTAATTCCTTCGTCAGCGTAAATTCGATTAAAAAGTCCGGTGCAGTTACTGATTTCTAAAGTTAAGTAACCTTCCCAGCCCGATTCCGCTGGAGTAATGTTGACCAAGATCCCAGAGCGTGCATAGGTTGATTTGCCAACCGCCACGACGGTAATATCCCTGGGCAACTTAAGCCGTTCCTGGGCAACACCTAAGCAATAACCGTAGGGAGGCAAAAGAAAATACTGGCCCTTTTCGTCTTCCAGTAGTTCAGATGGACGCAAAATATCCGGGTCAAAATTTTTTGGATCGCAGTCACCAGATTGGATTTTGCCAAAAATTAAACACTGTTTTGGCGAAAGACGAATGTCATAGCCATAAGAACTTAAGCCATAACTAAGGATTTTCTTCCCATCTCGATCGCTACGAAGACGGTCTTCAAATGGGGAAATCATCTCTTCTTTCTCGGCAAGCTCCTTGATTTCCCAATCAGCCAAGACCGACATACAACCTTTGCAACGACTTTTAGTATACCGAGAAATTAAACAAGGACCCTGCCTTTTGTCGAATAAATATCGATGAATCTTTGGGTTGCTTCACCAGATCGGTCTTTGGGCTGCAGATAAACCAACACGGATGTTGAGGTCTTATGGTTGATGACCCCATCGTCTTTACGGCGCAATAGTGTAGGGCATACCCTAAGGATGCACACAGGAAAATCAAAGATTTTTTGATCGTAACGAATGATGTCAGGACAGTTGGTAAAAAACAAGCCCTGTTCAATTTCGTTTAAAAGCCAAGACTTGTAAAGTTTTGCAAACCAAACTGCGTGGGATGAACGCAATGACTTAGCTGTCGTTCGGGTCAGCTTCCATTTTTGGTTCTTAAGATCCCAAAAATATGTGCCAGAAGGTGGAAACAAATAAACAGAATCAAACCATGGCTGTTCGTTTAATCCATCATCAGTAGGAGTATAAAACTTTTTGGCTTGTACATATTGATTTGCAAACTGAGAGCTTGCTGGATCTAAGTCAATACCACCAAGCAATTCATTGGCAGACGCTACAAGATCTGCATTGGTAATTAATTCAATGCCTTCAGTAAATGTGTTGCGAATACCAGGAATTGCCATTAGCTTTCGGCCTGTTTGTTGTAATCAATTTCAAAATAGCGAATACCATTTTGATCATTAATGACGTAACCCGCTTTTTCTTCGGGGTTAATTTTTTGCGCTGCTTCTAAAATGCGCCTAAAACTTTCAGCAAGATCGCCGTTGTTTTCTCTTTCGCAATCTTCTTGTGCACTATGAAGCTCTTTCAGCGTCCAATAAAACATTGAACGTTCCTTATCTTGTGGTTGGAACACCATTACGCCTGGACCTTCCACTTGCCACATTTTGAAATAATGTTGGCCCATGTCGCCAAGAATCAACTTGATTGTGGCATCAAGCATCTTGGTTTTAGTTTCATCTAACTCAGGACCAACTACTGAGGCAATGAGCCTTTCCCTTCGGTTCATCCTTAACAAGCCCCTGGCGTTTAAGTGAGTCTAAAAGCTTTGGTAGTGGTTTGTAAATGACCACTAGTTTCCCAAGGTTACCACGTTTTTTAATCAGCTTGCCTTTTTCGTCCTTGAGTTTGTCAAATTCTCCAGAACGAATAAGGTACTCAGCAACGCAGCGAAGCCTTCTTTTGAGGGGTAATTCAGCA